CCCTAGGCCATTCTGCTCACACACTTACCACATGACTTACAATTTCATCGACTGGTACAAACTTACTAATCCTAGGCCGCGTAGGCGATCCAAATACCATGTTGGATATGTTAAATATCCTGATGGTGGGGTCTATCCTTACGACTGCCATGATGAGTACTTCGTTGACATACCTGGCAAGATTTCTTACCAGAGCAATGGTCGTTTGACAAATTCTGTCTGCGAACATCACAAGGTCATCGGGCGTTCCACATACAATATCGGTCCAGTAACGTATGCCAATTTTGGCACAGTTGTTGGTGCCGACACTATGTTGCGGAAGGCCTTTACGAAGGCAGCTGAAGAAGCTTACGTTTCTCTTGATTTTCAAGATAACAACAACTTCGAGCTGCTAACGTTTGTACTAGATCTGGACGGGCAAATTGGCAGGTTCATTACTGAAACCGTCAAATCCGTCACCTCTCAAGGAGGTATTAAATGGAGTTTAACTCCATTTTTATCAGATGTGAAATCTGTAGCGAACACAATTTCCGATCTTTTATATAAGATCGAGAAAGAGCTTACCAAAATGCAACGCAAACGCGTTACGACTCGGGGCTCCGTGTTCGTCGAGGCCGACGACGATACATTCCACGGTCAGTGGGTTGTACAAGGCGTCCCATCTATCGGCCGTATTCCTACGGTTTCCGATTATTTGGGCATTATCCTTGATGAGATTGGACTTCACCCAGACGCTAAAACGCTCTGGGATATTGTTCCTTTCTCTTTCGTCATCGACAACGTTTTACCTATTGGTGATGCTCTCGAGTCATTACATCCTCGAGGTTGGTATCGTCCTTCCTTTTCGTTCACTGGAACTTTTTCAGTGACCGGCCTTTGCTCTCTTAAAAGAGGCGAAGGTGAGCAAGGACGAGATTACGTTCGTTCGTACGGTCGTTCGACCGTCGTTCCAACTATTCCAACTCGTCCACCGCGTGGTCCTAGTTACACTTCTCCGAATTTTGCAAATGCATATTTGGCGAAGAACACTATTCAATCACGCATGTAAACGATCGCATCTATCAGGTATCAATCATGTCTTCTTTTGGTTCTTTTACCATCGGTTCGTCGGATTATATTCCGGCTCGTGATGGCGAGTATTACACAACGCTTTCCACATATAATGGGAATCGCGAATGGTTTACCGTCTCTAATCTTCGTGAACGCACCGCCAGCAATGGCGATGTCGTCTACGATTTTCAGATCGGCTACCATCAAGCTATCGTCACGCCCGAAGGCGGCGAGAAGCTTTGTCATGTAACTACTCGTTACACCTTTACGGACGACTTTGACCATACAGCCCTGGACCATGGGTCCAGTCGGATCAGCTCTTTTGTTGATCCTGAACGGCTTGGTCGCATCCTTTTAGGTGCCAAATAGAAGAAGGTGCATCTCCGGTGTTAACCATATCGGAGAAACATCTTGGCTAGATCACAACTCAGGAAAAGGAGGAAGCGTTTGAGTTTTCAGCTCACTCGCGTCTTTTCTCACCTTTGTCGTGACCTCGGTGTGAACCCTTGTGACAAACAGTATGTCCTCAATCGGCTTCGCCATGAGGGTCCTGCTTTTGTCACAAAAACTCTGCCTACTTACAGTGCTTGGGTTCTCGATTATATCGAGAATGGGCCTTCTAAGCCCCCCACAGCGTTTGCATTAGGTCAAAGTAAGTCTCCCCGCTTCTTGCGAGGTTTCTTTTTTGATGCTGTAAATGGTTGTGCGGTTTCACTCTACTGCATTAGGCAGCTCTGCGAATACGCGTACAAATTGTGCGTGGAATTTCCAAAGGATGCCGAAAAGGA